TTGCCAGTCATTGCAACGGCACTTGAAACGCTTTCAAAAGTTGACAGATACCGTGAAGCAACGGTAGCAAGTGCGGAAGAAGTTGCTAAAATCGCTTACCAAGTAATTCATCAAAACTTTTCAGATGGTTCAACACCATTGCAACAAAACCTTGCGAAAGCATTTAGCGGTGGTGGTGACAATGATTTGGCAGAAGATGAAAGCGGAAACAAGTTTGCAAACAACATCGCTGTAACAACGAATAAAACAGCGTTCAACAATCCAAAAGGCGCAAAAATTGAAACCATCAACCAAGGTTCAAACGTTCAAGGATTTGAGCCGTTCTACATGACAAATGCGAATATCATTTGTGCTGCAATTGGAATTCCACCAAATGTCGCAATGTCTGTTTATAACGATTCATTTTCAGCGTCACGCGCTGCAACGAAAGATTGGGATCACACTATGGATGTTGAACGTGAAGATTTCACAAATCAATTCTACAAACACATTTACAAATTCTGGTTGTATACCGAGATTTTAAAAAATAAGATTCAAGCACCAGGATATGTTTCTGCAATTTTCAGTAAAAACTTTATGGTTACAGAATCTTATGAGAAAATGAGATTTACCGGCCCACATTTCCCACATATTGACCCATTAAAAGAGGTTAAAGCAGAGCGTGAAAAATTGGGTGCGCTTGGTAAAAATATGCCACTTACAACGCTTGAATTAGCAACTGAATCTTTGGGTGGTGGCGATTCAGATAGTAATATTGAACAATTTGCTGACGAACTGGCAAATGTAGAGAATAGAAATTTAGTCGAAAGACCAAAACCAATCGATAAACCAACTGAGACAAAACCAGCTTAATCGTGATTGATTAAAAACTGTTTGTTTTTATCTAGCAATTCAATCAAAAAAGGGCGCAACATATCAGTGATAGTTGTGCCTTTGTTTTTTGCAATGATTTTTAAATCTCTTTTAATGTTTGGGCTGACGTTCGTTATTTGAATCTCAGTCCTTCCTTTTGTGTTTGCTGACATGCGTCAAAAATAGTAAATAAAAAATAACGGACAAAAATAATTAGCCCAAATTTTTATTATATACATTTGCCAATATGCCAGAAGTACTTTTATACGGAAGAATTGATTCAGAACTTGCTATTAATTTCATCAAAGAAATTAATGAAGGTGAAGAAGGTGAAGATTTAACAGCTCGCGTTAATACGCCAGGCGGTGACGTAATGTATACTTATGGAATGATTAATAAGTATCGTGAGTTTGAAGGTAAGAAAGTTTGCAAAGTAGACGGTCAAGCGTATTCAGGCGGTGCATTTTTCTCGTTATTTTCAGATGAGGTTGAAGCGCACGACTTCGCTAGATTCTTGTTTCATAGAGCCGCTTATCCTAGTTGGTATGAGCCAGATATGCCAGAAGCAATCAGAAACGAGTTAATCGAAATTAATAAAGATTTAGAGCGTGCTTTTCGTGCTAAATTGGATGTTAAGAAATTTGAAGAAATTAGTGGTGTAAAAGTCAAAGATTTGTTTTCAATGGATGATCGTATTGACGTGTTCTTGAATGCAAAACAAGCAAAAGAAATAGGTTTAGTTACGAAATTAACTAAATTGACACCTACTAAGAAAGCAGAATTAAACGCTGAATTTGTAAGAATCGCAGCACACCATACCGATGTTCCATTGATTGAAGAAACAATCGAAGAGGAGCAAAAACCAGAAGAGAATAAAGATAAATCTCAAATAAATACAAAGATGACACCAGAAGAATTCAAATCAAAACACCCAGAAGCGTTCGCGAAAATGTCTTCTGATGTTACAAGCGCGGCTGTTGAAGCAGAACGCGATCGTGTTGGTGCTTGGATGGCTTTCAATAAGGTTGACCCAGAAGCGGTTAAGGCTGGAATTGAAAGTGGAAAAGCAATTTCACAAACTCAAATGTCTGAATTTTCAATTAAACTTGCGTCAGGCGCAAAGTTAGCTGAATTGGAGACTGAGGAAGAAAACAAACCAGGATCAGGTGCTGCAGCTGATGCACCGCCAGCATCTACAGATAAACCAGACGCAGCAACTTCATTCGAAGCGACTGTAATGGCTAGTTTAAACATCAAAAAAGATTAATCATGTCAATCGAAAGTAGTTCATATTCGGGCGGTATTCGCACTACAAAGTACGATACTGCAAAACTTTGTTTGTTCAACAACAGCTTCGCAAGCGGAGAAGTAAACAACGAAGATTACGCTGACTTAGTTCTTGAAACGGGAACAGTTATGGGTCGTGTTTCTGCAACTGGTGCTTTAGTTCCTTTGGAATCTGCAGCATCTGACGGAAGTCAATACCCTGTTGGTGTTTTGGCTGGAAATTACACAATCGCTGATGGTGACACGCAAGAAGTGCGCATCGTTACTGGTGGTGAAATTGACGCAAGTCTTTTAATTTTCCAAGGTTCTGACGATTTAGATACAGTTGTATCTGGAAAACAATTACGCGATCGTTTAGCAAGTGACACAGTTGGACTTATCTTACAAGATGTTGACCAATTGTCAGAATTTGACAACGATTAATTATTAATTTTTTAGAAAAAAGTAATCATGGAAATTACACTTGACCAAGCGCGCGGAGCGTTTACAAATGCAGTAATTGCAGTTTACAAGGAAAATGTTACACCAACATCATTCTTGCGTTCGTTTTTCCCTAGCGTATTTTCACCGACTAAATATATTAGTTTTGACGTGAAACGTGCAAATGAAAAAGTAGCTGTTGATATTTTAAAAGGAACTGGTTCTAACTTGAATAAGAAATCACGTTCTACTATCAAAACACTTGAGCCACCACAATACGCTGAATCATTTAATGTAAATGAATTAGACGTATACGATACTGCATTCGGAACATTAAACCCTACTTTGATTGCACAAGTTGCAACAGAAGCGGCTGAAACATTAGTTGAATTGACTAATAAAATCGAACGTGCGTATGAAAAACAATGTGCTGACGTATTGAAAACTGGTGTAATCACTTTAGCTTCTGGCGATAATATCGACTTTAAGCGTAAAGCTGATTCAATGGTTGATTTAGGTGCTGGCGCGTACTGGACAGTTTCTACAGTTGACCCAATGACAACACTTGCAACGGCTGGTAAATTCATTCGTGAAAAAGGAAAAGCGCAAGGTGGAAGTTATAACGTTATCATGGGTGAACACGCATTGAACGCAATGTTAAACAACCCAATCTTCCAAAACAAATACGGATCATTGAAGGATATTAAGTTGGGTGAAATTAATATTCCTCAGAAAAACGCGACTGGTGCATCATTGCACGGATTCGTTACAGCTGGCGCATATACTTACAACGTGTGGACTTATCCAGAAGGATATGAAAACGCAAGTGGTGCATTTATTCCATACATCACAACGACTGACATTATCGTTTTACCGTCAGTAACGAACTTTAAATTGGCTTATTCATTAGTTCCACAAATCCCTGGAATGTCACCATTACAATCAACTGGAAACGGTTCTTACGTAATGAATGAATATGTTGACCCAAAAAACCGTAACCACGTACAAGAAATGTTATCCGCTGGTGCAGCTGTTCCAGTAGCGATTGACACTATTTGGACTGGTAAAGTAGTCGCAAGTTAATTTGCTCTAGAAAGATAAAAAAGAAAGCCCTTGCATTTTGTGAGGGCTTTTTTTATATTTATACCCTATTTAGTACAAATTAATACAAAAAAAATTATGGGGTATGTTGTAAAACAAAGATGGCTTTCTGGAAAAGGAAAGAAATTCTTTGAATCTGGTGACGTAGTTACTGAAAGAGATTTTCCAGAAAACTTTCAAGAATTGATTCGTGAAGGTAGAATCGAATTAGTTGAAGATGGTTCTGAATCAGATGATGAAAAAGCATTGAAAATACAAGAATCATTAGAACAAGCACGTCTTGCAAAAGAAGATGAATTACAAGCTGAATCCGAAGCGAAAAAAGCATTGGAACTGGAAAACGAATCAAACGCTGATAAAAAACTTACAGTTGTTTTAACGCAAGAAGATTTCGACCAAAATCCAGACTTAGCGGAACAAGATTTAAAAGTTGGTGACACGGTTGAATTAGAGATTCAAGAAGAAAAAGCAAACGAAGGTGAAAATTTGGATCCTAAAACACCATTTTTCCACTTTGACCCAAAAGGTGAAAACCGACCAATTTTTTCAGATGAAGATTTGAATAAAGAAGAATTGATTCGTCATTTAATGAACAATGGAATTGCTTTCAAAGGAAATGAAGGTAAAGCTAAATTGTGGGAAAAAGCAATTACACCAATTGCAGAATAAAATCAAACTTTAAATTTTTGAAAAGCCGTTATCACAAGTAACGGCTTTTTTTATTAATTTAGCCAACATGGGTTTAATGGAACAAATAAAAGAGGACATTGAAAGCATTACATCCGATTTGGATAGTTTTGCAGTCGTGTTAGTATTCAAGTCACCAAATGGAGACGAAGCAACGATTACAGGGTTACATGCTGACGTATCAAAAGGATATGACGAGAATGGTCCAATTATCGGAAAATACACGCACGTTTCTTTTTCTGAAAAACATTTGACTGATTTAAACTATCCAACTCGAAACCCTAGCAATGGATTGTTAAGCATGAACAACCACTTGGTAACAGTTTCGTATGCTGACGGTCACACAAAGCAATACATTGTAGATGGACTTATGCCAGACTATACAATAAATCTTCATACACTTATTTTATCTGAATACAATGGCCTTGATTAACTCAGAAATAACACCACGTTCGTACGAAATCATTCGTGATCAACTTGCTGCAATTGTAACGAGCGAATTGGTGCAACAAGCCGCAATTACATACGACGATTTATTTCTTGCACCGGTTTACCTTCAACGTGCTAAAAACATTTCAGTCGAGGAATGTCCATTGATTAACATTGCAGTTGATTCTGGTAAATACGACAATCAAACGGTTATTGATTCGGATGGTGAATTTACATTCTTTATCGATGTGTTCACAACGTCAACATACACAACCACAAAACGAGGTGACGAACTATCGAGCAAAGAAGCGCAACGATTAGCTGGTGTTATTCAAGGCATTCTTTCAAATCCACAATACGTAACACTTGGTTTTGCACGTCCATTTATTATGCGTTCAAAAGTTGTTGGATTTGAACCAGGAACAATCACAAAAGACGAATCAACAAATTTGGCAGTCGTTCGAATTACATTATCTGTAAAGGCTATTCAAATCGAATTGGTACAACAACCAATCAGCGAGTTTGAAATAAGCACACAAGTATTCCTTTACGAAACTGAACAAGGTTATTTATATTCAGGTGTAGGCGCACCATTACCACCACCGTCACCAACTTGTGAGCCTGTAACGGTTTACGATACGGATGGAAATTTACTTGGAACAAAAGAAAGTGGTGGTGCGTTTATTGTGAATGATTCAACGATTGTTTTGATTAATTCGTTAGGCGACGAAATTAGCCAGACTGACGTTTTAGCGACCGAAACGAAGCAAATTACAGCACCAGACGCAAACTATCGTGTATTAGACCAAAACGCGACTGTATTAGCTACGGGTTCAATTCCTTCAAATGATAATCAAGATGTAATTATCACAATCACAAATAAAACATACTCGATTACTGATACCGATGGAAATGTTTTGTATTCAGGAACGGTCACGGCAAATTTAGTTCAAGCCATTCAAGATGCGACTGTAACAAATTCAGATAGTTCATTCACATCTTCAATTTTAGCAGAAGGTAGTTTAGTATTACCCGACATAACAGTAAATGTTTTAAATTCATTAGATGACATTGTAGACACTCAAACTGTACCAAGTGTTCAAGATGTAAACGCAAATGCCCCTGACGCAACTGTAAACATCAAAAAAACAGGTGATGGAACAATTGTAAGTATTATCGCGCCAAGTGGAGTAGAAACGAATTACGAGGTAGCTAACAACGCAATAACAGTAAATGGTGCGAATGACTTTGAAATAAAAGCAACTGACCCACTAGACATTGTTTTGACAGATGGAAGTTCAAGTGTTACACCTACTTCGGTTACTTATAACGCAGCAACGCATCATGTTGATATTGTTTTGCCTAGTAATTCGCCAACATACGCAAGTGCTAGACTATTAAAAACAGGACAAACAACTTCGTATAGAACTGGAGATGATGGTGATTTTGAAGCGGGTAGAAGCGCGTCATTTTTAACGTTACTAGCAAATAATCCATTTGGCAATACAAACAGATTTACAGACACTTTAGGCGGTTCTACATACGCTAATAGTTGGGTGATTGATTGGAGTACTTATAATGGAACTTCTGTTTTAGGCTATTATTTGATTTCTGTTGGTTTGCCGAATGTAAATTGGAATACAGCAATTGATTCTGCGCAAGGTACTTTTGGTGGTTTTAGCGGTTGTAGATTGCCTAACAAAAGAGAACTTGAAGACATTTGCAACTATCAATTAACGCAATTATTAAACTACGCACCGTTTAATTATTCTGGTGTTACTTGGTGGTGTTCAACTACCTATGCAGCATCAACTACTTTGGCTTACACGCTGTCAGGTAGTTGGGTGAATTTAGCAACAAAAACTGATGTAGGTGGCAGATATTTACCTTGTAGAAATTTCACAGTAACAGGAACAACTTTATCTTAATATGAAAATAAAACTTAACAACTTTTCCGCTACAATAGATATTGAAAGCGTTGAAATAGCAAGCGTTAACGATAACGTAAAATCAAAAACAGCAAGCGTTGACTTGGTGATAAATGGTAAGTATGGAACTACTCTAAACGGGTTTACGTACACTACCACTTGGGAAGATAGCGAAGTATTGGA